TGTATCATCTTCATTGTAATCAATTCTTAGATAATTTTTAGCTTCTTCCAAAGTTAAAATATCTGCCATATCAATCACCTATTATTTTGTTTCTAATTCAAGATAAACCATAGCATCACTATCTACTTTTTTAACATCAAATCTTTCTATTGCTCTAATATAAGTTGCATTTTTAGTAAATCCTGCTTCAGTAGATAGTGCTAATTCTAACCCTTCTCTATCAAAGAAAGTTATAAATTCAGTCATATCTCCAACAAATACAGGTGCTTTTTTTACATTCATTGGTAATAAAGCATCAGACAATACAACAATATTTCTACCTTTAAATATTTTTTGAGTTGTATTTTGTAAATTTGTATCTAGTAAAGGTCTACCTTGTTTATCTGTTAAGTTATCTAAAAAATTAAACCCTGTTTGGTTAGTTATAATTATTGCATTCGCAGAAATAGCAGGGTCTAAATCTACATTTAATGCAGTATTTATAACTGTATAATCTGCAGCTGCTTTTGGACTTAATGCTTTCAATATTGCTATTATCTTTTTGTTTTCAGTATTGATTGCCTTTTTAGTAAATCTTTTTCCAATATAATTAGTTAAATTAGCTTTTTCATCAGCTAATAAAGTATTTGATATTGGGATAATATCTCCATAGTCAGCAACATTATATGCAACTTGTGCAAAATCAACATCTGATTTATTTATTTCATTTAGTTCTTCAAATGCAATTAATTCACCAGTTGTTCCACTTTCTATTGGCATTGTTCCTTTAAAAGATGTTACAGGTAATACATTACAATAATCTTTTAATGCTACTTTATTTCTTCTTAACTCTTTAATTTGATTAAATTGTTCTAATGGTACTAAGTAACCACCCTTGCCATCTGTTGCTTCTACTTGCCCTGGTGTTCCAGCTGCATTTAAAAATTGTTTTTCTTCTTCTGTTATAGATTTTCCTAATAGAACTCTATTATAAATTCTATTAACATCCATTTCTTCATTTGTTCCTAATGGTACTTTATTACCTTTATTCATAACTGTTAAAGCCTCCTCTGTTTCTGCTTCTTTTATTCTATTCTCTAAATCTTTTAAGCTATTTAACTTAGCATGTGCTTCTTCAATCTTTCCACTATCCTTTAATGCTGTAATTTCATTTCTAAGTGTTTCCAATTCCTTTTTTAATTCTACTGATTTTTTCATAATTAAATACCTCCTGTTAATAACTCTATTTCAATTTCTTTTTTCATATTTTCCAATTTAATTCTTTCTTTTTCCTCTAACTCTGCTTTTTTATCATTTATTTTATTTAAAATATTTCTAGGAATATTTTTAAACTTTTGATTTGTAGATACATAATTTACAAAATTAGCCTTTTCATCAACCTTTACATCAAAATATTTAGCTGCTTCCTGACCATTAAACCAACTTTCTTCTTTCATTAGATTTAATATTTGTTCTTTGGTAACTCCTTCAACTGCCTTTTCTTCATAAGTATTAGCAATTCCATCTTCTAATTTTTCTAATACTTCTATTTGTTTTAAAAAATCATCAGCATTACCAAATATTCCACAACTTACTCTGTGTATCATTAAATAGGCATTACTTGGAATAATAATCTCATCACAACCAAAAGCAATTATTGATGCTGCACTTGCAGCTAAACCATCAACATAAGCTACTGTTTTTCCTTTGTGATTTTTTAACATATTACAAATAGCAACACCAGCAAACATATCTCCACCATAACTATTTATATGAACATGGACCTCTTTGTTTTCTGATTCTTTCAAGGCATCTTTTATATCTAACGGATATATATTTGTGTCATTTATGCCAAATAATTCTAAAAAGCCATCATTTTCTACATCACTCTCTATATCTCCATTGATATAAATTTCAGTAACTTCTGCTTGATTTTTTATTTCTAACCACTTATTTTTACTCACTCTTAGCACCTCCTTTTTCATAAGCTATTCCTAATTTTTCCAACGGCACATAACTTCCATTCATTACAATTACATCACCTCCATCTATTGCAGTAAGTCCTGCCATTTTTCTAGCCTCATTTATTGTGTATATTCCACTTTGAACATACTTGGTTAAACATTCAGCTTGTGTTTTTAGATCCCCTTTTAAAATACTTGCTACATTAAATTCAAAATGTAGCCCTTTTAATCTTTCACTTTCTGTAAGAAGTTTTAAATTAAACTCCTCTTCATAGAGTGTCAGAATATGTAAAAGAGTATCAATATAAAAAGTCAAGTTTTACATTTCTGAGTTTGCATAGCTTGACTTATCATAATCATTCAAATGATTTGGCTTTACTCCAAAAGCAGCTGCTATTTGTAAAGCTGTATATTTTTTTAATTCAAAAAACTGGCTATCAGTTAGTTTTAAATCTAGTGGTACAATATCCATTCCAGGTGGCAATGGTAGTATTCCAGTTGGGTTATTTTCAGTATTAATAAATTCTTCTATTGCTTCAAGCATTTTCTTTTGTAAATCTTTGTTTAAATCTCCTGTGTATCTTAGAAGAGCCTTAGCTGTCAATCCTCTATTATATAAGTTATTCAAATACTTTTGGCTTGATTTTACTCCATTTAATGTTGTAGCCAATGTTTCTCTTACTGACATACCTACAATACCATCTTTACTTAAACCACCTTTTAAATGCAGTACCTCATCTTTTTGAAATAGATATATTTTTCCATCTTTGTTATATTCATAATATAAATCTTCTTTACCACTGAATATTTTTGCATTATCTATCCATATTCTAACTTTTTGAGGGTGTAAAGGATAAATACCTACTAAATGCCCTCTATTGTCATAAGATAAAAAAGCATAAGCATTACCATGATGGTTTCTCCACATCTCCATTAATGTCATCATAGGTGTTGAAGTCATAAATGGATTTGGTGAAATTTTCAACTTTTGTAATGCCTCATGATTTAATATTTTGTTATTGTCATTATCTTTCAAGTGTAAAGATAACTTCCCAACGCTTTCAGATAATACTTTTAAGCAGGTAAAATATGTTACTTCTGATAAATCTGAACTTACATTTATTCCAAAAAATTCACCAAAATTCATAGAATTAATTGCTGTTTTCTGCTTTTTTTCTTCTCCTTTATTAAAAAATTTTCTAAATATATTCACTCTCTCACCTCCTTTTATTGATTAAATCAAGCCATTCTTCAACAGCTTCATCATTGTTTACTGTTTCTTTTTTATTTATTAGCATAATCTTCCAGGCGTCTATTATTGCATCAACAGGATCTATTCTATTTTTTTGAGATTGTTTATCAATTTTTATCTCTCCAAAACTATTTGAAATAGTTGTAGCATTAGCAATGGACCATTTTAACAAACTATTTCTCTTATCATATAAAACTTGAACTGCCTTAACTGATAAAGCAAAATCCACTGTTGCATCATTTAAACTTTTAGCAGATTGTTTAACTTCTGTTAAATCACAGTCTAAAAAATCTAAATCACTCAAAAAACTTCCAGCATTGTGAGCATCATAACCACACTCTAAAATTTTAATATTATATTTTTCAATTACTTCTTTTAAGTGAGTAACAATAAACTTATAATCAGTCTTTATTCCAAATGCTCCAGTAGTCAATGTTAAAAGTCCCTCTCTTACCCATATTCTATATGGAACATCATCAGTTTTTTCATGTTCTGATAATCTTAGTTCTGGCATAAATGAATGACTATAAATATATATTTGATTATTTTCTAATGGAAATACTAAGGCTATACTTGTTAAATCTCCACCTTTTGAAAGGTCAAAACCTAAATAAGCCTCTTTCCCTTTCATATCTTCAAGTGTCAGATTGCTTTCACACTCTTTGAATTCACTCAAATCAATATATTGTCCATCTTTTGCAGTTACCCACATATTTAATTGCTTTGTTAAGAAGTTAGTTAATTCATCTCCACCTTTCTCTTTTGCATCTATTGCTTTTTGGCTATATAAAGCTATTTTCTTTTTGTTTGGTGTTATACCATCTTCCTCAAATAAAAAATAAGGATTAGATTTAAGCCAGTTCTTCCAGTCCCATATATCATCATCCTTATCCATTTCACATATAAAAATAAAGAGAGTTTCTTTTTCAATCACTCCTTCAAGTATCTTTTCACAAAATTTATAGTGTTCATAACAGAAACCATTTAAGTTAAATCCTGCTGTTGTAATAGCTAATGTTAAAGCATTCTCAACATCAGCTTGACCATCTAACAACAGTTTATACATCTGATTATTTGGGTGTGCATGTAACTCATCACATATGGCCAGAATATTTCCAAAACCATCCATTGATTTGGTATCTCTACCTATTGACCTTATAACAGTTCCAGTTGCTAAACTTTTTATAGTTCTATCATGTTCTTTTATTTTATAAAGTTCACTTAAATCATTGTCGGACTCTATAAAGTTTCTTATTTCATCCCATACTATGTTAGCTTGATCTTGCTTTGTTGCAGCACAGAATATCCTATCTTTATTTCCTAATAATGTACTAAACATTGTGGATTCTGCTCCTGATAAGAAACTTTTTCCATTTCTTCTGCCTACTTGCAAATAAGCCTCTCTAAATCTCCTTTCTTTTGTTCTCTTTTTCTTCCATCCATGTAAAGAACCTATTATAAATTCTTGAAAGCCTCTTGTTTTTAAATTAGTTCCATCTTTTAATGTTAAGGTATTTGCAAAATTTATAGCAAATTCTGCCTCTTCAACATCAAATTTATACTCTAATTAAATCATCTAAATGTCTTTTACATGCTAAATACTCCTTTCTGCCTGCTATTTTTTTACCACTTACAACTAATTTTGCATAGGCTGTTGTCCTATCTTTTATCATATTAGCCTTGCTTTCTTGTTTTTAACAAAGTTATAAATTTATTTTCAGCAGGTTCTTCTCTAATTGGTACAACTAATTTTAATCTATCTGTAGTTGCAAGTCCTAATTTTGTTGAGCATTGCATTATTTGTTTTACATATTTTTCCTGGACATTTATTAGAGGATTTATAATTTCAATTTCTCCATTGGCAGTTTCTTTATAACAAACAGGACCTTCTTTTTGTAACTTCTTACTAACATTTACATAACTATCATAAGAGTTACAGTAGATAGCTAATATCCCTAAATCTAAGTTATCTAAAATATTTACTTTTCCTGCTTCAAAAACAATTCTTTCAAATTCTTCTTTTGCACCTTTAGACAACCAACCAGGAGCAATTAAATTATCTCTATCTATTTTCAATTTTTTCTCTTGTTCTTGTCTAGCTTTTATTTTTTCTTTTCCTATTTTTCCTGAACTTATATCAATAATTTTTCTACTTCTTCCTGCCATATTTTTTCACCTCCATAAACTGAAAATTTCATTTCTGGCATTTTCTCCAGAAAAAAGAGGGGAAGCGACATCAAAGCCAAAGAGCAAAAACTTTTTTTGACTCCCCCCTACTCGTAATAATTTTTAATTATATCAAATAAAACTTCTTTCATTTTATTTTTACTTTCTAAATTTTTATTATACTCTGAATGAATATAGCTATGTATTTTATCACTTATCCATATTAGGTTATTAATATCTAAGGCTTTATCTCTTGCCTCTTCTAACTCATCTATATGATGTGAGAGAGTCCCTTTAACTATGTTATTATTTATAACCAGTTCATATAGATCTAAACCATTTGCTTTTAACTTACATAAGGCAGTCATTTTCTTCCAAGCCTTACTCCTATAAAATTCAGCACTTTCTTTATTTCTATATTCTCTGTTATATATCTTATGCCTTTCCTTTGTACAACTGCATACTTCATTTATTCCTATTTTCTTTCCACACTTACCACATATCTTCATTAACATAATTAACCTCTTGAAATAAAAAAAGAGAACTTGTTAGGTCCTCTTAAATAAAACTAATTTTTTCTTATTTTTTTAAAAGTATTGTTTAGTCTTGAAAAATAAATTTTTATACATAATTCTGGAAAATCAAATGATAATTCATCCTCATGTTTTTCTTTCATATCTTCTTTTAAATCATCTAATAATTCTTTTTCTACTCTATCAACTTCATAATCATAAGTTTCTTTTTCCCATAAAGTATCAATATTTTCTACTTTTTGAAAATTATGGTCTCTCAGAGTTTTTTCTAATTGATATCTACGATTTGCCCCAGAATCATTCAAATTATAACAAACTACTATTTTACCTTTCATTTTTCTCCACCTCATTTTTTAAATTTGTTACTTTTATTATATAACTTGAATAATAGAAAAGCAATATTATTTTATTTATGAGGTTATCTTTATATAGAAAAAGCCTAGACATCTCTTTACCTAGACTTTTCATTATATATAGTATATCACATATAAAAGGGAATGAACAGGGAGAAAAACGGTAAAATTTTAAAAATCTTCTAAAATTTCTTTAGGAAATAAATATAATGATAAGCTATCAATTAACCTATTTCTATGAGTTCTAAATGTTTTTTCACTGATATTTAATTCATTACAAATTTCTTCAATAGAATAATTTTCAAAATATTTTAGCTCTATTATTTTATAGTATTTATCTTTTTTTATAAATTTTAGAGCATTTTCTGTTTTTAAAATTCTATTTGTATATATCAATATTTCATCATTTATTTTATCTCTTATATACTCCTTTTTCTCTATATCAGGCTTATAATCAACATATCCAACTGGCTTAGTGGAATCAGGATTTATTTTTTTTACTATTTCTATATTATTTAATTGTTCTTTTAAAGAAACTACCATTTTTTGAAAGTTCTTGTAATTTTTTAAAATAACTTCCACTTTCCTATATGGTGATTTTAAATTATTTATATTTTTTAAATCTTTAATTTTTGTTTCTACCCTTTCATCTATGATTTTATATATTTCTTCTTTTTTCACCAATTCCACCTCTTCATTTTTTGTACTTTCCATTTCTATAAGCATTCAATTTTTCTATATGCTTATTAAAATCTAAGTCTGTAACTTTGCATAACAATAATAAATTTATAGTGGCAGTTACTAAGTCTAATGCTTCTGCAACAAAATTATCCCTATTTTTAACATATCTAAAATCGTCATTTATTCCTCCTTTAATCTATAAAATATCAATTTTAACTCCAGTTCTAACCTTATCAACTTCAAAACCTTTAAAAATTGGAATTATATTAGTAGAATCATCATCTTCTATATAGCCATATTCTTGCATTAGGTCAAAAACTATTTGTGCAGCATTGATATAATCAAATTTTCTTCTTGAATCTCTAATAAAATAAAGTTCTATTCTATAAGGTTTTTCCTTACCTTCTAACATTTTTAGAAAGTTTCTTTTATTTAAAATCCAATCTGTTTTTGAAGTTTTTATATATTTTTCTGTAACTTCTGAATTTATCAATCTTGTTGTTTTCTTTCCATTTTTTTTATTAGTAATTGTTATTATTCTTTTACTATTTTTAGAACTTGGAGTATTTCCAGGTATAAATATCATATATTTTCTCCTTAATTTTTTTTAACTCATTTTTGAGGTTATAAATGAGTTTTAAAATCTATTTTGGCTTTACCATATAGGCTAAAAAATGTTTTTTTAGACATCGGTGGTATAATTTATCGTTTTTGATTTTTAAACTCTTAAAAACAACCTCTAAACGATTATTTTAATTTTTATTCTTCCCAAAATGATTTACTCTTTGGCTTTCTCTTAGTTTGCCAAGTAAATTTGAATTCTTTTAGCATTTCATTAAGCCTATCAGAAATTTTATTAATTCCTTTAAACTTTAAAAAATCAATCATTTCTTCAGCACTTAAATTTGTAGTTATTATCATTGGCTTTTCTGCATTATATCTAACATCAATCAAGCTATTTATCTTTTCTTTTCCCCAATCATCAGATATTTTTTCTGAACCCAAATCATCAATAAAAAGCATATCAGCCTCTTTGGCTGCTTCCAATAATTGAGTTTCAATTTGAAAATTATCTTTGATGGTTCTTAAATATCCAGCTAAGTTAAAACTTAACACTGTATAGCCATGTTCAGTTAAATAATTACATATGCAGTTTGCTAAAAAAGTTTTTCCAGTGCCACAACCTCCTCTAAACAATAATCCATCATTTATTTCAAGTACCTTGTCAAAGCCTTTGACATATTTTTTTATTTTTCTATACAGTTCATTTTCTGCCTTATTATCCCCTAAAATTGCATTTTTAAAGCTATCTCTTCCATAATTTCTGCTAGTTATTGATAATTCTTTAAACTTTTCAATTTTAGCTTTTATTCTTGCTTCTTTTTGACAAGGACATTCAATATATTTTGTTCTACCCTCTGAAAATTCCAATAAAGTAGGCTCTCCACATTTTTCACATTTAGCTAAAATCTTTGGTTCATTGTTGGTATTTTCTTCAGGTATATTTTCTAAAAAATCTTTAACCACTGTATTTTTAGCTATTTCTTCTATTTTTTGAATACTCAATTTATCCTCCTCTCAGGATTTCATCCATAGTTTTTGAGTAGTCTTTTTCTTTTTCCTGGTTCTCTTCTTTCTGATCAATGGAATAATTATCTCTAAGACAAGCTATAATCCAACCATCACCTTTTTTATTTTTATCAGCATATTCAAAAACCTGTTTTATTCTTTCCAAGTCATTAGAATATTTAATTATATTTTCAATTTTTATCTTCCTGTTTTTTATTAAAAATTTTATCTCTTGTCTTATAATTCCAGCAACATTTTCCTTGTTGTTGTTATTCTTGTAGTTATTACTCATGTAGTTATTATTATTGTAGTTATTATTAGCGTATACATTTATGTTACTATTAGAAGTAACATTATTGTTACTATTAAGAGTAACATTTTCGTTACTTATAGTAGTAACCTTTTTGTTACTATTAACATCTGTTTTAATAGTATCGTTTTCGTTACTATTAGAAGTAACATTATTGTTACTATCAGATATGTCTACTAAATAATAAACATTACTTCTGTTATATCTTCTCTTTTTTTCTATAAGATTTAAATTTTCTAACTCTTTAATAGCCTCAGATATAGAGTTTCTTCTTTTTAAATTTAATTCTTCACATAATTCTTCATAAGAATACATTATATAAGTATCTCCCTCTTCATCTATCCATCCATTTTTCTTAGAAAGTCTAAACCTGTCAGACATTAAAAGATATATATCAAATGCTGTTAAACTTAAACTCCCTTCTCTTCTCATTTTAAAGAGAACTTTGGGAATTTGAAAAAAGCTCTCTTTATTTTTGTTATTTGATTGTTCCAAATTCCCTGCCTCCTGCTGTTAATTATTTATTATTTTCAAAAAGACCTTGAACCATAGTGTCATCATTTATTTGCTTTTTTGAACTTTTATTATCCTCAGTAGCTTCTTCAATAAATTCGCCTGTTTCAGCATTGATAATATCACCATTATTTTCAAGTATTTCAATTTCTTGTACTTCTGTACTCTTATCATCTACAACTTTAAATGATTTTTCATCTTTTGCAGCCATTTCAAGAAATTCAACTGATACTGGTAACCATTTTAATAGCTTTTTAACTACTGTTTTTTGTGCCATTTCTTCAAAATTCTTATTCCATACATCATTTTTTGCTACAGCATAAAAGCCTTTTATTTCTCCTCTTTCATCAAAATTTGGCTTATGCGTTAATGTTCTTGATAATTCATATTCAATGTTAAAATCATCATTTTCATATACTGTATAACTGTATATGTCAGATAACTGTCCGCTTCTTCTTAATAATTCAATTAGTCCTTTATATCCTATTTGAAACTGACACTCAACAGTACCAGCTTTCTTATTTTCAAATGGTATTAAATAACATTGTCCTAAAGTACCAGGTTCTAAACCAAGTTGAGCAGATACCATTAAAGCACCCAACAAACTCTCTTGATTACATTTCGCAAGTTTTGGATTTTGTCTTATAGTTGTTATTGCTATTCTTACAAATCTATCTGAATTTATATGTTTTGGTAATGCTGTTGCAAATTGTTTTGCTCCTGCTTGTATCACATCAAATATTGTTTTTCCTTTTTTTTCTGTTAATGCTGTTGTTTTATTATTTGTTGTTAAGCTATTTTTTGCTGTTGCTGTTCCCATTTTATCTACTCTCCTTTTTATCTAACCATTAAAAATTTTGATGTTTTTTGATGTTTACTTTCTAATTCTTTATATTGTTCCATTAGCTCTAAATTTTCTTTTGCCATAGCCTCAAAATCAGGACTTTTTTTACTCTGAATATTAAATTTATGTTTCCCAGCAACTCCTTTTTGAGTACCATTATTTATAAGTTCCAACATTATTTCTTCTTTTAATAGATCCTGTTCTTTCTTTAAAGAATTAATTTCTTTACTCAACTCTTTAATTTTTGCAGCTTTTTCTTCTAAGTCTGCAAACTCTATAACTTCATTATTTTCTATTTCCATTGCCTTTTTCTTCAGATGATTCATATATGCGTCACTTCCATCTGGCATTGGAGGAATCTTTTTTAATAAATTTTCTTGATAAAATTCAGTAGCCTTATTTCTAATTAAATTTATATCTTCCTCGCTTCTCTCTATCTTAAATTCCTTATATTGCTGTCCTCCAATTAGCACAGCTATATATGCAAATTTATAACCTGTAAGCATAAGATAATGCTGCACTTGTGCATAATAATACTGAGGTATTACATCTCCTTCCCAGTCTTTATAGTTAAAAGCATTTGTAGTTTTTATTTCTAAAACTCCATGTTCTCCAGTGTTTTTATCTTTTAAAACAGCATCTAAATTTGCTATAAGAAAATTATCTACAACAGAGTAAGGGACTTGGTATACATTAAATTCTCTATGCTTTTGAGCAAACACTTTCATTATTGTTGATTCATGCATATGCCCCCAAAATGTAGCTTCATTGCCCTCAAAATTAGATCCTTCTGTTTTGTCTATATAGACATCAATAATACTTTTGTATTTATTAACTCCTAAAATTGCTCCTATATCAGATCCACCTATTCTTTTTTCTCTTAAAGTATGCCAATCATCTTCATTAGCATACTCATAGACTTCATTATTTGTGCTTAGAGACTCTTTAAAATCATCTTTAGTCATTTCTATAACTTCCGCTTTAGCAGTTGCTATAAGTTCTTCTAATTCAGCTTTTTTTAATCTGCTATATCCAACTAAACCCAATCTTTTTGCCTCTTCTTTTAATTCCACTACTGTCATTTTTTATCACTCCTTGAATTTTTTTTAAATTTGATATATAATTCAAGTAAAGTTAAATACTTGAATATTTTTTTCAAAACATCTAATAAACTTTGGTCGGTGCTATTAGATGTTTTTATTTTTTTATAACTTTTCCCAGCTAAAAAGTTCAACCAATGTGGTTTTATTATTAAATATTTCCCCCTTTCCTTTTCTTGATCTTTTATATAGATACAACCTGGAACTTCATTAGCTTGAATTAAACTATAAATATCATCTTTGTTTAATTCTCCATCAGATAAAGCAATGGCTTTCTCTACACTAATTTTATAATTTCCCATTTAATCACCTTTTTCTAAAAGTTCTAATGTAAATTTGCAAGTATCAACTACGCCTTGATAATATCTAACCATTGCATAAGCATGTCCTTCAGCAACTGGTCTATTTTCTTTTCCTATCTTGTAATATTCTTCATTTGCTTCTTTTAAATTTTCTTTTGCTAGGTTTAATTTAATTTCAATTCTTTCTTTTGCTGTCATAAATATCACATCCATTCTAATAATTTATCAAATGGATAGTTAAGACATAACCACAAAATATTAAATACGCATTTTATCTTAAATTTCAAATAGTTAAAAAATGTTACTTTTTTAAATTTTTTATTTTTCATTGTTAGCCTCCTTTTCTTCTTCTAATATCTTTTCTAATATTTCTGTAGCTTCTTTTAAAGTTATAGCTTCAGATAAATTTAATTTACTTAATTTATGTTTATTTTCTTGAAATACTTTACAGTGCATTTTTCTTCATCTCCTTTCTTTATCTCAAAAATTTATTAATAAAATATACTTGCCCTTTTCCAGTAATCTTTGGAGTTTTATTTATTGAAATATGCCCATCAGAATGAGTTACTGCTGTTTCTTTTATTTCAAATAATTCTAACTCCATTGATTTTTGAGTCGGCATATTGTAATCAGATCCTTGTCTTTTTATTAAATATCCATTCTCTCTCATCCATTCAAATAATCTCTTTTGTCCTATATCAATTCCATTTTGTTTTATTATTTTTGCTAAATCTCCAACTAATATTGAAGTTTTAGAAGTTGCAACTGACTCGGCAAACAGTACCTTTGGCTTATCTTCTTTTACTTTATTTTCAAGAACTTCAATTTTCTTTGCATAGTCTTCTATCATATGTGATTGAATTTGATTAGCCCTTGCTAATATCATCTCTGGACTATTCCAAGCCTCTTCACATTTAATAAAATATTGTCTAGCAAACTTTCCTTTTTCAGTATTAGCTACCATAGATATTTCCTTAGCCATTGCTATTGTCATTAAATGATCATCAAACTCTGTATATCCCTTAATTTCATTGCTCGCTCTTTTTTGGGCAACCACTATAAAGTCTTTATTTTCAATGAAATTATATTTTTCTATAATTCTATTTATCCATGTATCATATCTAGTTCCTATCTCCAAGAAATCATGTAACTCTCTACCACTTACTAATTGTTGATTATTTTTTACTTCTATTTTTATTAATTCACCCATTCAATCACTCCTTTATTTTTCTAAATCTTTTATTGATTATTTTTCATATATCATCCCCTTTAAAAAAAAGTTTACTCTAACGTCAACAAAATATTTAAAAAAAATAATTATCTGATGATAGGTTATATTTTTCACATAAATATTTAATCTCTCTCGTTGTAAAGTCTTTTCCATTTTTACGATTTATTTTTTGACTAAAAGTGCTTTCTGTAATCTTTAAATCTTTTGCTACATCTTTTAATTTTATTCCATTTTGAGTAAAAAATGCTTTTAATTTAAAATTTCTCATAAATACCTCCTTTTAAAAAGTTTACTCTAACGTCAACAAAATTATAATAACATTCTTTGATTTAAAAGTCAACATTTTTTTTTATAAAAATAAAAAAGTTGTCTTTAATGAAAAAATATGTTATACTTTTTTTAAATTAAGAAGGTGATAATATGAATTTAGGATTAAAATTAAAAAAATTAAGAATTGATAAAGGTTTGACTATGGAACAACTTTCAGAAATTTTCAATAAAAATTATAATGCTAATATTAGCAAAAGTATGATTTCACGTTGGGAAAATAACAAAAGAATCATATCAACCCCAAATGCAAGTTTATATTGTAAATATTTTAATATTTCATTAGATTATATTTTCAATGGAATAAATACAATTGAAACCATTTTAGATTTAGAAGAAAATCAGAAACTTAATAAAAATAATACAAAAAAATTAATGAAATTTATACCTCCTTCATCTGATGTATATTATCAAGATTTTAATGAAAATATTTTAAGTCTGGTAGAATTTTCAGAAATAGGAATTTCACAAATTAGGGAAATAATTAACTTACTATGTAAGAAACAAAATATAAATTTAAAAGATATTATGTACATAGTCGGAATCAAAGATAACTCAGAAGATACACACATTGAACTTAATAATCTATTAAAAATTGCAAAATATTTTGGAATTATGCCTTATTTTAAATTATTAGTAGATTTTTCAGATAAAATAGAAATTTTAGAAAAACAAAAAAAATTACTTTCTAAGACTAATAGTTTAACTATTGACGAACTTAAACTATTAGATGATATGGTTGAAAACTTAATAAAAATAAAAAATAATAAAGAAATATAAAAAGTATTTTAAATATTTTAAAAGGAGATGGGGGTTATGGATTTAAAAGACAATATTGAAGAATTATCTAAGAAAATTGAGAAGTACAAAGACAGAGTAACTAATGAAGAAATGACTAAAACAGTGTTTGTTTTACCTTTCTTTGATATGCTTGGTTATGATACTAGAAATCCTTTTGAATTTCATGCAGAATTTACAGCAGATATTGCAGATGCAAAAGGTGAAAAAGTTGATTATGCAATTTTAATTGATGATGTTCCAAGAATATTAGTGGAATGTAAAGATTGCAATAATACACTTGAAAATTGCGATAAACAATTAACTCGTTATTTTAATGTTACACCAGCTAAAATTGGAGTTTTAACAAATGGTATTGTTTATAAATTTTATACTGATTTAGAAAAGCCTAATATGATGGATGAAAAGCCATTTTTAGAAATAAATCTTTTAAAAATTAAAGATTATCAAATAAACGAATTAAAAAAATTTGCTAGAAATACATTTGATTTAGATAATATTTTAAATAGTGCTGAGGAACTAAAATATTCAAATGCTATTAAAAAACTTTTAAAATCTGAGTTTGATAATCCAACTGAAAACTTTATATCTTATATTTTAAATGAAATATATGGTGGTGTTAAAACTCAAAAAGTAAAAGATAGATTTACTAATACTATTAAAAAATCCATAAATGAATTTTTAAATGATATTGTTAGAAGTAAATTAGAGGGAGCTTTGGAAGTGAATAAAGCTGTTGAAAAGCAAATTGAGGCTCCTCAAGAAATGATTGAAGAAATAACAGAAGTTGAAACTGGTCCTATAACTACTGATGAAGAATTACAAGGTTTTTCAGTAGTAAAAGCATTATTATATGGAACAATAGAACTTGACAGAATAACATATAGAGATACTTTAAATTATTTTTCTGTAACTATTGATGATAAGGTTACAAAATGGATTTGTAGATTATATTTCAATGGTTCTACTAAATTTATTAGATTTCCTGAAATTGATGAAGAAGGAAATAAAACTGATAGAGGTCCTAAAATTCCAATAAATTCTATAAATGATTTATATAATTTTAAAGACAAACTAATTGAATCAGTTAAAATGTATGATTAAATTACTATAAAAAATAAAAAGCCCCACAAGGTGCTGGTAACACCTAGCAGGGTTTTAAGAGTGTGGTACTCTTCTGTTAAAAGCTATTTAGATTATATCACACTCATTTTTATTATGCAAATAAAGGAGTGTGATTTTTTATGAGAGCAGCAAATGGAATGGGAACTGTTTTTAAACTATCAGGGAATAGGAGAAAACCTTGGGCTTTATTAGGACCTAAATATTTTAGTGAAGAAGAAAAGAAATATAAGAGGGATTTTATAGCTTGTTTCAAAACACAAAAAGAAGCTGAAACTTATAAACTAGCAATGTTTACAAATAATCTTGAAATGTTAGAAAATACAGGAGTAAAAATTGCTAAGAAAAAAGAAAAAGGAATAACATTTGAAGAGTTATATAGATTATGGATTAAGTCCAAAGAAGATGTTAAACCAGGAACAAAATCAAACTATGAAACTAATTTTAAAAGAAGTAAAAAATTGTATGGATTAGAAATAGCTAAAATCAATGGTATTATGCTACAAAATATTTTTTATAGTTTGGATCTAACTAATAGTACATTAAGATTATTAAGAAGTTTCTGGTCTAATATTTGGGATTTTGCAATTCTAAATGATATGGCAACTAAGAACTATGCTAAGTTTTTAAAATTACCAGTTCAAGAAAAAGGTAACAAAACTGGAGATAGAGAAATACCAATTAGTAAAGAAGAGTTACAAGTTTTATGGGATAACTTATATAATTATGATGTAGACAAGCATAGGATTATAGATATGGTATTGATTCTGTGTTATACAGGTTTAAGAATAAGTGAGCTGTTAAAAGTAAATAGAAAGAATGTTTATCTAAAAGATTATTACTTTGAAATAGAAGCGTCTAAGAGTAAAGCTGGTATAAGAAAAGTTCCTATTGCAGATAAAATACTAGAGCTATTTAAAAACAGATATTTCAGCAAAGATAAACACTTATGGCAAAGGCTTGATGGCTTAGAGTATGATTATGATTCTTTTGATAATCATTTCAGGATATTGTTTAGAGATATGGGCTTATCATATCATAGCTTACATGATACTAGACATACATTTGCAAGTCTATTATCAGATACTGTAGCAGATAAAGATGCAATTATAAAAATGATAGGACATTCTAGCTATAAAACTACATCTGAGGTTTATGTACATAAGAACCTCAAGAAGTTAAAAGAAGCTGTTGACGAGATATAAAATAACAGTATATGAAATATATAGTTATTATAAAAGTGTTTGCACTTTGTTAACATCTAATTCAAGTTAAGTCAATTTATTCTACACTTAAATTTTGAATTAATAGTATTTAGCACTCTTTAGAAATCATATTTTAAAAATAGTTTAATTTCTACAAAAAAGCCCGAACTTGCAAAAAGTTGAGGGCTTTTTTGTTGGTGAAGGGTATTTTTGTTGATAATTTGTTGATAGTAAAAATGAATAAAGTAAAAATCTTAAGGAAACTTAGAGCTTTATTTAAACCTTGACTTTTTAAAAGAATTCCTTTTAGTGTTTCAATAGATTCATTTTATTCAAATGAAAATATAAAAGTTTTAGAAAATTCAATTAATGAAGTAAATAATGGCAAAGTAATTGTAAAGAGTATTGAAGATTTGGAGGCTATGGAATAATCAAAATAAGAATTTTTATACTCTTTTTGTTACTATTAAATTCTTAACTTTAGTAGCTTGACTTTATGATATTAATAACTTACAATTAATTAAACAAATACCTTTCTCAATGTAGGGGATAACATTGAATTGATACAATTATGTTTTTCAATGTACAGCTAAACATTGAATTGAGTAATATAAAATCCCTAAGGAAACTTAGGGATTTATTCATTGTCTTATTATTTAGTTCTTTCCTTAAAAAATTCTTTCCAATAAGGATTTTCTTTATCAAAATTTCTTTTTGTTCAGGAGTTAAGTTATGTGGATAATCAGCCAATAAATTAAAGATTTTTATCTTATCAAAACTATCTAAATCATTTATCTACCATACTTTATCATTTTTATTGTTCTTATAAAAATCACTTAACATATTTATTTCTTACTTTTTTATAGTCATCTAATTGACTTTTGATTTCTTATTTATATATCTATTTATACAACTATATTATATATGTCAATGCTTCTTTGTAAATATTATTATTTTTTTATTTTCAAAATAAAATTAACAATTTATAATGTACTATTTTGTAAAAAAATATCTAACAATAGTTATAGAATAATGCTATAATGTAAAAAAATAATAGGAGAATTAAAGTGGAAAAAATATATTCAGTATCAGAGTTTAACAGAATGGTAAAAAGTTATATAGATGACATTGATGATTTCCAAGATTTTTATATTGAAGGAGAAATTTCAAATATAACTTACTATAAAAGTGGACACTTATATTTTTCAGTAAAAGATAGTAAATCTCAAATTAAATGTGCTGCTTTTAATTATAAGATGAAAAGAATTCCTGAAGATTTAAAAGAGGGAGATGCAATTAAACTATTTGGAGATGTAGGCTTTTATGAAGTTAAAGGTGAATTCCAAGTTTTAGTTAGACATATAGAAAAACAAAATGCTTTGGGAGCTTTATTTGCCAAGCTAGAAAAAGTAAAAGAAAAAATGGCAGAAAAAGGTTACTTTGATGAAAGTCATAAAAAAGAATTACCAAGATTTCCAAAGAATATTGGAGTTGTTACAGCCTTAACAGGGGCTGCACTTCAAGATATTATAAAAACAACAAGAAAAAGATTTAATTCAATAAATATTTATATCTATCCAGCAAAGGTACAAGGAGCTGGAGCAGAACAAGAAATAATTAAGGGGATTGAAACTTTAAATAAAATTGAAGAAATAGATTTAATCATTGCTGGTAGAGGTGGAGGAAGTATAGAAGATCTATGGGCTTTTAATCAAGAAGAAGTTGCTATGGCATTTTTCAATTCAGAAAAACCTATAATATCAGCTGTAGGGCATGAGATAGATTTTCTTTTATCTGATTTGACAGCTGATAAAAGAGCAGCTACTCCAACTCAAGCGATAGAGTTATCTGTTCCTGAAAGAGAAAGTCTTATAAAGTCATTAGAGGATAAAAAAATATACTTGGCTAAGTTACTGAAATCATATCTTGAAGATATGAAAAAAGAATTATCAATAAGAAGGGAAAATTATCACTTAAAGAATTTTCCTAGTACTATTAACAACCATAGAGAACTTATAGTTGAGAAAGAAGAAGATTTAACAAAAGCTATAAAAAATTTATTGGAACAAAATAGACATATCTTTGAAGTTAAAATTGATAAAGTTTCAGTTTTAAATCCAATAAATACTTTAAAAAGAGGATACAGTGTGAGTCAAATTAAAAATAAGAGAATAGAAGTTTTAGATGATATAGAAGTCAATGATGAAATGACAACTATCTTAAAGAATGGAAAATTAATAAGTATTGTTAAGGAGAAAATTTATGAAAAAAATAATGATTAGTTTATTTATACTAGTTTCTATGTTAGGATTTGCAGAAGGAGAAAATGAAGGATCAGCTATAAGAGAAGTACCCGCTTTAGGGAATCAAGGAGCATCAGTAGAAAATACAGGAACTGTTTCAAGTGCTGGAGAAAGTCAAACTCCTGATGATGGAGGAGAAACTGTAGAAGACCCTGAAACTCCAAAGGAAACATCAGGAGTTCGTGAATATAGACCTCAAAGTTTAATTCAGCTTGATGAACAAATGAAAAAAGGAACTCGTAGTTCTATAATTCAATTGAACGCTAGGTATGAACAAGAATTAAATGCTTATTTAGAATCTGTTTCTTATAATAGTGATGTAATATTTTATCTAGCAAATGAATATATGATGCTTAATAACTATAGCAGAGCTAACAAGATTTTCTTAAAAGATAATAGAGATTTAAGAAATGTTTTTGGAGCAGCAACTACATATAGATTTATGGGACAACATAGAAATGCTATTGAAAAATATAATCAAGCTATATCAATGAATTCTGGTTTTGCAGAATCATATTTAGGAAGAGGGCTTTCATATAGAAATTTAGATGAGTATGACAATGCTGTTAGTGACCTAAAAACATATATTTCTAAAACAGGAGCTCATGATGGTTATGTAGCCTTAGCAGATGTATATTTTAAAATGGGGAAAAATAAAGAGGCTTATGCAATTGCAAATCAAGGTATAGCTAAATATGGAAATTCAGGAATATTAAGAGTTCTAGCTAATAATATCTTGAAAAATAAAATAGATTAA